ACGAGCACGAGGTATATCGTCCGCTCCACCGCCGCCCGGGTCGTATTCCTATTGCGCTTCGGGGTCGGCATCGTCGTTCCGTTTAGTGGGGACTATGACGTTGAATACCACGCCGCCCTCCGCACCCTCGATCTTCACCTTCGCCTCGTGGACGTGCTTTATCGGGTAGAGTTCCATGAGTGCCTTCGCCGCGTTCACGGCCACGGCGCGGAGCGGTGCGGGTGAGATGCGACTGCCGAAGCGGTCGGTGAAGTTGTCCGTGGCGGTCTCCTCCAGTATCGAGCGCAGGGTCTCGGTGATCTGCATCTTGACGGCTATGCTCTCCGTCTCGCAAACCATTTCGGCGGACAACTCCTTGATACGCGCCATCACGAGCGGCTCGCGCACAAGGCGGCGGGCGTCGAGGCTCACGTCGCGGTAATCCTCGCCGAACACATCCTTGAAGCACTTGGCGAGTTGCCCCGCGAACTTCACCCCGCCGCAAACGTAGAGCTGGCAGAAGCGCTCCCGCTCGGCGGTCAACTCCTCCGGCTCGGCGCTCGGCGAATCGGTATGTTCGATTTTCTTTGCCATCCGTCCAAGGATAGGACGCTACGGGGCGGGTGGGTTTGCGAAGTCGCGTTTTTGTGCGATAAGCCGCTCCATCAACGCTTCGTAGAATACGCCCGCCATGCCGTCGGCCATCGCCTCTGCGTCGGCCAGCGAGTTGATGAGCCTCATGTTGAATGCTATGTTCAGCCCGTAGCCCGATATGGCGGCCATAAACTCGTTGCCGTCGTAGCCGAGCACGCCGTAGGTAGTCAAGTCGCGCACCCTGAAGGTTATGGTCTCCTCGCCCGCCTCGTCCTTGCCGAGGATCGCGTTGTCGTTCCGCTCCATCGTTAAATCTTGAAGTGGTCGCGTGTTTTGGGCTGCCGCGAGGCGGACGCGGTGCCGCCCTCGCCTTTGCGCAACCTCGCCGAGCAGACCCGCACGATGTCGAGCGTGGCCGCCACGTCCGCCCCCGCGTCGTGGGCATCGGTGAGGTCGATGCCGAACCGCTCGGCGATTACCTCCAACTTGTAGGAGACCATCGACGGGTCGGCGGCCAGAGCGAGACGCGACAGCAGGATGGTGTCCAAGTAGAGCGGCTGGAAGTTGCCGTGGAAGTCTTTCTTGCCCGCGAACGCCTTCTCGAACTCGGCCACAAGCCCCGCGTAGTTCATCAGCTGCTGGAGAAACCCTACGTCGAAGGCGACGTTCTGCCCGATAATGATCGGCTTGCACTGCGCGCCCTTGCTCAGGGCCGCCCCCCGCGCGAAACGGATTATGTCGGCGGCGACCTCTTTCATATCGACGCCCCGACCCGTGAGCGTCTCCATCGTGATGCCCGAGTAGTCGAGGGCGACCTGCTCGTAGTCCATCCGCTCGGCGGGCTGTGAAAGTTCGTGCTTCGTTTTTAGCACCTTGCGCCTCGCCGCCCCCAGTTCCTGCTTGTGGTAGGGGGCGATGTAGGCCGAGTAGCGGTCGAACACTTCGAGGGTGTCTAGCCGCAGGGCCTGCACCGCGATCTGGGTGCAGGCGCATCGGGTACAATCCAACCCGCCAGTCTCGAAGTCGAGGCCGATGGCGGTGTAAATCCGGGGTTCTAAAGCAGGGGCTGCCATTTTTCTATGATTTTGAAGATTCCGTCGATATTGCGCCTGAACTCATCCTCCGAGCCGTTGTTCGATACGATGAGGTCGATCAGCGCGTAGTCTGCCTGCTTGCGGGCGAAGTCGCGCTCGATGCGTTGGGGGTCGATGCCGCGCTCCGCGAGTTTATCAGTGTCGCAGCGCACGAGCACTGTGACAACCCCGAATACCTCACCCGTGGAGCGTTTAAGATTGCGGATACCATCCTCGTCCACCACGTATGTGCAGAGACCGTCCGTCGGAAGCTCGCTCCTGAGCGCGAAATAGTCGTGCCCCCCGAAGCGGGTGTGGGTAAGCATATCCCCGCGCCGGAACGCTTTGGTGCTCCTGACAAAGTGGTAATCCACGCCCTCGACTTCGCCCTCCCGCCGTGGTCGCGTGGTGGTCGAAACGATGGCGGGGATGCCGTACCGATCCCGCAGATAGTTCGACATGGTTGTCTTGCCCGCTCCCGAAGGCCCCACGATGGCTATGATGATAGTTCTCGACATGGGACTATGCGTTTAAGAGATTGTGAATAAACTGTCTGCCTCTCTCCGTCCACACGGTGGAGTGATAGGTCTTGGTCTCGCCGTTAAGGGTCTCGGAGTATGTGTTGACCTTCACGTACCCTTTGTTCTGATGCTTGTGGAAGAGCAGCCACTGTCCGTTCTGCTTGTACTGCACCCTTAACTGCCGGAGTTTCCTGTTGAGCGTCGGGGCGCCGAGACCCAGCTCCTTCGCGATTTGGGTGGTGGTGAAGGTGTCCCTGCTCGTCAGCACCCTGCGGGCGTAGTCCGCGTCGGGTAGCAATCGCTCGATCTGTCGATCTTTTATCTCCAGAGCCTCCTGCTGCCCGGCCACCTCCGATTCGAGTGCCTTGACCTTACCTAACAGTATCTCCTGCGACCGTGCGAGGATGTAGTCGTCGGAGGAGAGCATCGCCGTCCGTTTGTTGAACTCGCCGATGAAAAGTTCCTTGAACTCTCCCGCCTTCTCGCCGGTGTAGCCCATGACTAAAAACGAGAAGCCGTCTTTGGTCATCCGGTACATTTTGTACTTCTGTCTGTTCTGAGGGTGGGTGTAGGGGGTCTCCTCAAAATTGAGTAGACGGAAAGCGTCTGAGCACGAGAGCGTTTCGATGTCGCGGAGCACGTTGTCGTGCCGCTTCCCGAATTTTTCAGCCACGAGCAGGCTGGTCGTTACAGGCTGGCCGTTGTTGATCGATACAAGATTGTTCATGTTATTCCACGTTTAAGATTGATGTTTTCGTTGTGTTCAGGGCGTTGGTGCCCGTGTAGTCGCTGTACTTCACTACCGCCGTGACGACGACAATCTTATCCTTCAGCCCCGCGATCTCCGCGCGGCGCGGGGCGTAGAAGTCGCCCCAGCAGACAAGCTCCATCGTGTCGGTGTTTTGCCGAAGTGTCAGCTTGGCGAAGGCCACCCTATCACCCGTCTCGCGGTCTCCTCGACTTCGGCCACGGTTGCGCAGACGGCGACTTTTTTGCCCTCGTTCTCCATGTCGAGAGCACTGCGCAGGCTCATCCACGACGCGCGTCCCTTGATCTGCGCCCGCACCTCCGAGCCGTCGAATACGCGGCGGTAGTCGATGGAGCCGATGCCCGAGACCGCCACCTGAAGGCGCGACCAAAAGTGGTGCTTGCCGATTTGGTCGGCGGGAAAGTCACCCTCGCCGATCTCGAATCGGAGAAGCTCCGCCGCCCGTCGAAGTGTGGCGTACCTCTCCGTCACGTCTTCGATACCCTCCGCCTTGTCGAAACACCCCGCGAGGATCATGTTCTTGATGTGGAGCGACGTTACGGGGATGCGCCCCGATTCATCCTTGCTCCACCGACCGCGAAATACGCGCCGAATGAAATCCTCGACGCCCGTGAACCTCCCGCCCCGCTCACGCTCGGCCACGATGTGTTCGGCGGTACGGATGCCGACCATCCTGATGCGGCCCAGCGACCAGAATATCCGGTCCGAGTCGTAGTCTGTGTGGAACCGCACTCCCGAGACGTTGATGTCGGGCGGAACGATCCTGGCCGTCGAGCACCGCTCCATCTCGCCCATCAGGGTCGCGATCTCCCCGTCGTCCGCCCACTGGAGAGCGACCGTGTAGAACGCCGACGGGTAGTTCGCCTTGAGCCACGCCCCGACGTAGGCGGTAATGGCGTATGCGGTGGCGTGGGCGCGGTTCAGCAGATAGCTCCCCGAACTCTCTATCAATCCCCACACATTGAGTGCCTCTTCCCTCGGGCACCCATTTTCCGCAGCCCCGGCCATGAACTTCTCTTTCATGGCGTGTATGGCGTCGATCTTCTTTTTCGAGATCAACTTTAACAACCTGACGCCTTCGGCCAAGGAGAAGCCGCCCACTTCCCGGGCTATTTGTGAGATTTGCTCCTGAAAGGTCATTACGGCGTAGGTGGTACAGAGGGCGTTGTGCGTACCCCACAGGTATACAGGAGCGACCTCGCCCAACTTGCAGCGCAGATAGTTCTCCGCCGAACCCGATTCGAGCGTCGCGGGACGATACAGCGCGGTTGCGGCTATCAGGTCGTTTATGTCGCCCGGCCGCAAATCCTGAAGGTATTTGGTGATGCCGGCGGCACTCATCTGGAACACGTTCGCGGTGTGTCCATGCGAAAGCAACCGATAAGTCTTTTCGTCGTCGAGGTCGCTGCGGACGATGCTCTCGAATGTTACGCCCTTGTCGTACACTCTGTTTATCTCGTTCAGGGTCGATTGAATTTTGGTGAGTTCGAGGATGCCCAGACAGTCGTTCTTCAGCAATCCCACCTCATCGAGCGAGTAGCCGTCCAGTTCGCTCACCAGAATATCGTCCACCTTCTTGACGGGCGTGAAGTCGAAGCACTCCATCTCCCGCCCCTCCTTGGTTTCGGGAGTTATGAGTATGGCCGAGGCGTGAACCGACGCCGAGCGGGGTTGACCGAGTAGCGGGCGCATCTCCTCCACGGCACCGGGATAGTCGTTCACGAAATTGCGGACCTTAGCGTTACGGGCGGCCAGTTTGAAGAGGTCCGTCCACGTCACGTCGGTCGTCTCGAATATCGCCGTGATGTAATTCGCAAGGTTTACGGGAATCTTATAGACCCGGCAGACATCCTTCAGGCAGGCGCGGAGTTTCATCGTCGAGTACGTTCCCGCCGAGAACACCCGCTCTCTGCCGCCCGTGTTGTAGCGCCGTTCCAGATACTCCTTGACCTCGGCTCTGCGATCCGATTGGAAGTCCAAGTCAACGTCGGCGAGCTGCCGACCGGGGCCTTGCAGGTATCCGTCGCCGACCTCGCTGTCGAATACCGTCATCCCTGCCACCCCTTTGATGGGTTTCACGTCTCCTATTTTGGTGCCGCGCGCTTTAACTTCAAAGAGCATGTCCCTGTTGTCGAGCAGGATATCGTCGCCCCGCGACAACTCGTCGGCATAGACCTCCATTACCTCTTCGCCGCGCCGGACCATAAGTCGAGCATCGCGGTCGAAGTCGACGACACCGCCATCTTCGAGACAGACCTCGACATAGTTGCGGGATTCCATGCGACCGACAATCTTTGTCGTTCGGGCAGGATATAGCCCCGCGCGTTCCGGTAACAGAAAACGCTCGAACAGCAGATTGAACTTAATTGGGTCGATGAGCGTGATGCCGAGCAGGTAGAGGGCCAGCGAGCCGCCCGCGCTACCCCTTGCCGCACCGACCAGAATGCCGTTCGCCCGTGCCCAGTTCACGGTATCGTACTGCACCAAACAATACTCGATGCTGTCGGTGGACTCCAGAGTGTAAATCTCCTTTTCGAGCCGGCGGCGATATTCATCCTCCCTGCCTTGCGGAACGAGCCTGCGAAAGCCCTCTTCCAGGAGTGCCAGAAACATCGTGTGGGAATCGCCATACCGAGCCACCTCTTCGGGCTTCATATTGTAGCGCGGCATCCACACCTTGTCGGTCTCGTATGCCGCCGCCGCACCCTCTGCGATACCCACGGCGTTGCGGCACATCCGCTCGAAGAGCGCGTCCACGTCCCACCGCGCGGGGTCGAACAGAGGCATAACCCGTTCATAAAGCTCGCCCACAGATTTGAAATATTGGTCGTCGCTCCGCCTGTGAGCCGCGCCGGAGGCCACCTTATTCAGTACGACCTTGCTTTGGGCGTCGTCCGCGTCGGGATAGTGGCAGTCGGGGATCAGCACCGGCTCGACCGTAAACTCGCCATCCGTGTAAAAATGGTCGAAGAAGAGTTTCATCGCCGCAAGCACCTCCGAATCGCACCTCTCCGCCTTGTACTCCGAGGGGTCGATCTGATAGAGGGTCTTGTCGAACGCATTCGAGAGCCGCCCGACCGCCTGCGGATTCCCGTGCATCCACGGCGAGGAGAGGGCGCCTAAAACGAGGGCGTTGCCGGAGGCGTATTTCAAAAGCTCTGGCAGCGGTATCGTTTGGTTCTCCGAGTCCACCATAATGGCCTTCTGTATGCGGAGCAGATTCTGAAATCCGGTCTGTGTGAGCGCGTAGACCTTCACATCGACCCTTTGGCCGTCGGTATCTATGGTCAGCGAATATCCGAAAACGTGCTTCAGCCCCGCCTTGGCGCACTCCTTTTGGAGGGCGAGCGTTCCGGCCATCGTGTTGCGGTCGCATATCCCGACAGCCGTATGCCCGAGCCACTTCGCCTTCTTGACCCACACCGAGATGTCGCCCGAGGCGTTCAGCAGCTCGAACGGCGTGTGGACACCGAGGTTCACGAACGGCACGAGCGGCACCGACACCTCGGTCTCCCGCGTCCTGCCGACGTACTTGAGGATGTTCAGCGCGAACTCCTCGCGCAGGTCGTAGTAATACCAGTTGCGCCCGAAGGGGAACGCGACGTGA